AAAGCAATGCCGACAAACTTAGCTCTTTTATATTGAGTTATCAAAATGCCGACAAGTTAAATTCTATGGGAATTGGAGTTCCAAATACATTACTATTGTTTGGCCCACCAGGATGTGGAAAAACCAAGTGTGCTTATTTGGTTGCAAAACAACTGAATCTTCCACTAATAATAGCTCGATTGGATAGTCTTATATCATCCTATTTAGGGACAACAGCAAAGAATATTCGGGCGCTTTTTGAATATGCACAAAAAACCCCATGCGTCTTGTTTTTAGATGAATTTGATGCTATTGCGAAAGCAAGAGATGATATGAATGAGCTAGGCGAACTTAAACGTGTTGTAAACAGTTTGTTACAAAATGTGGATGCTATGAGTAGTGACAGCTTACTCTTAGCTGCTACAAATCATGAGAAACTCTTAGATCCGGCTGTTTGGCGACGATTTGATTATAAGTTGGAAATAGAACTGCCAGATGAAGATGCTATTATAAAAATGCTTGATCTGTTTACGAATGAATCAAAAGTTCTTTCTGAAAAAGAAAAAAAAGCGATAGCAGAGGCTTTTCGAGGTCTAAGTGGTGCAGATATTGAAGAAATTGTGAAGAAAGCTTTCAGAAACGCAATAATTCATGAAAAAGAGTTTTCAGCGCTCAGTCTTTATGAGGAATTATTTGTGTTTAAAAATATTCTTCCTCAAAATGCTAGTAGTGAGAAAGAAATTTTAAGAGCGAAAGCTAAGTTCCTGCGTAACTGCAATAGTAAAGTTTTTAGCTTGCAAAATATTGCAGAAATTTTAGAGTGTTCAAAATCAACAGTACAAAAGCTTATAAAGGAGGCTGATGAAGTATGAGTGAAAAAAATCTTCCTATCAAGTTAGTATTACAAAAAGCAACCGACATACAGAAAAATCCGCCTGGTGGTGGTCTAAAGTTTTTTGGCGAGGTTACCAATGAACTGCAAAATGAAATGGTTGGAAAATTTAATGATATTTTAGCATTCTATGAAGATGTTTTCCAAGAAAGTGATTTAATTCCAGCAGTAGGTAAGATTACAGTTAAACCAGAAGCTATTGCTAAATCTCATAAACCAAATGATCTATGTCGGTGCTGTAATATCATTGGTAGTGAAGATTTGGATGAAGTTTATATTAAGGTTACAAAGAAAACGATTCAAGAAACGATTGATTTAATAAAAAATCCTCCTTCACAGAAGTTCCAGGCAAATTTGACGGCAGTTTTAGATATTCAACCGATTCACCCAAAAGAAAAAATATCGTTGGGATTATCTGAAATATCAACACAGGGAAGATTTGATTCCATCAAAGGAAAAATTAAAGTTAAATTATTTGACTTTGATAATGACTTTGACAATGCTCAGATTTTAAGATATGCCATGGAAAAATTGACAGAATTAGGTTTTTCCGAAAAACAAGAAATTACATATGGGGATCAGATTAAATATATTAAGATTCAGGTCGAAACTTTTGAGGATGTCGAAAAAATCGCTGCTATCAACGGAGTAAAAAACGTGGATTTTTTTCAAAGTTATTCGCTCCCTTTATCAGAATTTATGAATAGTGACCTAAAGGCACTATTGGATAGTGACATTCCTGATAGCAATGTTAATATTGGAATTATTGACGGTGGTATAAGTGATGACAATCCATTTCTTAATTCGTATATTGTCGGTAGAGAAACTTATGTAGCCAAAGATTATCAAAATCCTAGTCATGCAACATTTATTGCTTCGACAATTCAATATGGAAATAAACTGAATAATATTGCTGCACCTGTTACACAACGGTTTCATTTTGTTGATATAATAGCAATACCAAATGGTGATTCAAAGTTTGGTCCTACAGATTCAATAGACGAAGAAGTTCTTATGGAAATAATTGAGGAGGTGATGGAAAAATATTCAGCATCTACAAAAATATGGAATTTATCATTAGGAATTAAGAATAATATTTGCGATGGTTCAATGTCAGATTTTGGAATATTCTTGGATTATATTCAGGATAAATATCAGGTTCAGATATTTGTTTCGAGTGGAAATCTAATACAGCCGCCGTTTAGAGAGTGGCCGCCAAAAGATGATATGCATGATCGTGATCGTATTATTTCACCAGCGGATTCTGTGCGTGCTATTACAGTTGGTGCAATTGCTTTATACGACTCGGAGGATTCAATTGTAAAAAGAAATGAACCTGCACCTTTTAGTCGTAGAGGTCCTGGTGCAAATTATACCGTTAAGCCTGATGTGGTGGATTATGGTGGCAATATGTCAAAAGACGGTCATTGTTTGAATATAGGAATGAAGGGATTGGATAATAAGGGAAATGTTATAGAAGGGATTGGAACCAGTTACTCAACTCCTCGTGTTGTTCAAAAATTTGCTTCTGTCTATGATGCGATGGTAGAAAAGGATTTATTGCTTGCTAAAGCGTTGATAATTCATTCGGCAAGAATGAATTCAAGAGATAGTCTTGAACAAAATCCTGACAATATCAAGTATTATGGCTTTGGAATGCCAACAGTTGATCCACAAGATATTTTGCAATGCAGTCAGGAAGAAATTACATTAGTTTTTCGTCAGAAGATTACACAAAGTACTCATTTAGAACTGTTTAATTTCCCATATCCCAAATCGCTTATTCATGATGGTAAGTGTTTTGGAGAGATTGGAATGACACTGGTGTACAATCCTGTTTTGGATGACAATTATGGCAGGGAATATTGCAGAGTGAATATAGATGCAAGTTTTGGCACGTATCAGACTTCCAAATCGGGGAAATTGAAATTTAAGGGGTGTGTGCCGTTAGAATCAACATGGGATGAGAAATTTGAGCAGTCACGTGTAAAAAATGGATTTAAATGGAGTCCAATTAAATCGTATTACCGGAGAATTAGCGATAAAGGTATTAAAGCTGGTGAAGGTTGGAAAATTCGTATCGATATGACTTCGAGAAATGAAATAGCAGTACCTTCTCAAGAATTTGTGCTGATTATAACAATCAGAGATTTGCAAGGACATGATATTTATTCAGAAGTTGTCAATGGCTTGCGAGAACGAGGCTATATTACCAATAATCTGGAAATAAGACAGCAGGTTCGTCAGAGACAATAAATACTATTAAAAAAAGTGGACGCCCAGAAATGGGCGTCTATTTTGTAGACATTAAATATTAGGTGACTGTGAAAAAAACTTTGCGACTGCCCAGCAGTCATTCGCTAATTGCATTGTATTATATCATAAAAAAAAGAAATGTCAAGAAGCCTATAATATTCACAGTTTGCTACTTTACAAATAATGTATTAAGTATTATATATAAATAAAGCGCAACAGTCAATATTGCCTTGTAAAAATAATGAAAATGTAAAGTAGACCTGATGTATAAAAAACATTGCCGTTTACCGGCCTTTATAGAAACCATTGCTTTCTTTATTGAAGACCGTATTAGTGAGCCCTTGCATTTCTGCAAGGGCTTTTGCGTGTTATAAAACAAATTGCCCCGGCACAAATGTGTCGGGGCGGTACCATACATACAAATAGAAATTCTTTTGCATAGAGCATTTTAATTTTGAGGGCTGATGATATTTTCAATTAAGTCATAACAATCTTTGACTGCCTTTATATTAGAAAAGGCTTCTGTAGAAGAAGTATATTCTAAATATGTATTATCTCTATTTAAAAAGCGAATAGTTATATTTTTTGAATTTGCAATTGCTTCAAGATCTTCATAGGAAAGGGAGACATCTGCGCGTTCCATTACACCATCACCTTTTGAGTCTGTTGTTATATCATTATATCTGTCATATTTAGTCTCAATAATATCTCCATTATCAAGTTTAATTTTGGTATGATCAAAAAATAACCATTCATCGTGTCTAAATCCAAGTTTTATGCGAAGACCTCCTGTTCCAAGATAAATGTAAGGCACTACATGGGTGGTGCTTGAAATATAATTATTAGATGCAGGAAAATACCAGTAATCATCTTCAAAATCGTCTGCACTTAAATATAAATCATCTTGAATATCTAAAACATCTTGAATCATATTTAATATTTCATCTGAACAGTTTGCTGATTTTAAAGTTTTGTAAATTGCTTTAAAGTTTCCGACTGTTAGAGAATTTTGCAGAGTAACAATATCGCTGGAAGAAAGATTTAAATCGCCACCATATGCTGTTGATGTGTCAGGAAGAAGCTGACTATTTGTATCGGCTCCATAGACTTCGCAAATTGCGGTATAGTTTGCATATAGCTTAATATAGGCACTGCGTAACTCATTTAAAGACATGCTATAAACTTGAGCAATAATATCCTCCATATTGTTTTCAGTAGATTGTTCCTCTGAAGCGTATACATTGCCACATAATAGTAATGCACAGCAGATAGCAGGTAATAGTTTCTTCCTCATAGTAAATCCTCCCTAAGATTTTTATAAGTATAAAATACTACATATAGTGCCCAAAGTAAAGAATTTCAGACATTATATTATGATAGTTTAAGAAAAGTTGTTAGCTGTTTCAGGGCGTAAGTATTCCATTTTTCAAAATCAAAAGATGAAATTTGTTGCATTTCAGATAACATACATAAAAAGTCGTTCTTTGAAAACAATGTGTATGTTAATGGATATTCTTTGTATATAGTATTAATTATTGCCTTTAGATCAAAACCTAGGTGCTGAGAAAGATACTCAGCATCGTCAGGGGTAACAACATGGCAAGCTTTTTGCGATACATAGATATTTTGCGCAACTTCTGCAAAAGGAAGATATTTAAGATCGTCTGCTAACCATTTTTGTGCATCTGAATAGTTAACCATAAAATATTTAACGGTCAGAAATTCACATAAAGCATTAAGCGAGTCATGAATTGTGTCATATAATTGGTATAATGCAGTATGATAAAAGAGATGATATTTATTTGAATTTTCTTTTTCTTTAAAAATGTAAATTAAAATTTCTTCGCAATTGCTAGAATGGAGAAGAGATCTGTATTTATCATATTCTTGAATTTTTACAGATAAAGAAGAATAGCGATGAAATTGAACATAGTCTTCGTATTCTCTCAAAAACAATTGACCTTTTGAGGACAAAGAATAGTGTGGACTATTGCTTTGCAAAATCTTTTGAATTTCTGTGTTGTCTAAACTGGAAAGAATTCTTGATATTAAATCGCCCTTTTTACCAGAAACTTTTAGATTATAGGATTGGAGAAGATTTTTTAAGTCAGTTACCTTTAATGATGCAAAAAATTCTGACGCGGGAGATGGAACAAGAAGTCCATTCTTAATTAGTTGCAAGTGCAATGAGCGAGGATTATCCAAGTCACATTCATACTTGAAGTAAAGCGGATAAACATCGGGAAGTAGTTCAGCTTTTTTATGAAAGTTTAAAAGCAGAACTGTTGCATAATTTTGTTGAATGATATTCATTATAACCTCCTTAGAACTGTTGCTAAATACAAAATACTACACACAACACCAAAAGTAAAGTAATTTAGATAGAATAAAAGGATGTTCCCAATATGAAAGTGAAATAATTGCTAGTATTACTTAAACAGTTAAAATTATAATATAGAGATCGGCACCCAGCTATGAAAGGGCAGGGTGATTGATATGATAAAAAAATACGTTTACTACAGATACACATATGTATATGCGTTATACTACAGGTCGAATCATACATTGTACTACAACAAGAATTTTATTGGTAAGTGTAAAGTCATAATATTCAATTAAATAAAAAAGGCTGGGTGCGTTACCCAGCCCCCAGCCCGATCAGCCAGCGTCTTCGACTTTGTATTGGCTTTCAAGTTCCTCAGGTGTTTTCGGATGCTCACCATCCAGTAGTTCAGCCCTAAAGTGTTCAAGAAGCATCTTCCGGATCTTCGGATCTAGCGAAAAGTAGGCTTTAACAATCTTTAAATCCAAATCAGATGCACCGCGTTCTTTTGCAAACTTATTGAGATCAAAAGTTTCTTGAGTCTTGTACATAGGTTTTTCACCGGTTCGCAGCCATTTTTCACGAATGCCACAGACAGAACAAATCAACTTTATAGTTTGATCCGCAACGGTTGAGCCTTGTTGTTCCATATAGCTCACGCCAGATTGAGTAACTCCTAGGTCTTCTGCAAATTGTTTTTGACTCTTCTTTTCAATCTCTTTTCTAAAATATTTGATTCGCTCATTGATAGTCATTGATTTCTCACCTCCTTCCCATTTGAAATAATACCAGTGACTTGTATAAAAGTCAATAGAAATATTAGTAAAACAGTTGACAAATACAAGTTGCTGGTATATTATAAAGGCGAAATACAAGTGACTAGTTAAAATAAACAAATCACTTGTAAATAAAAACAAGGAGGAAAACCAATATGACAGAAAACAAATCAATTGTAGGCTTACTTCTCCCAACAGACAGTAAGAAAGAAGCAGAAGATGTATTGAGCTTCGCCAAGACCCTGACAGCAGATCAGGCTAAGGAGTTTGATGCACTGCTACGTGGTGTAAAGATCGGCCTTGATCTAGCAACTGGAGGAGTTGTGAAGACGGCGTAAAAGATGAAAAACGAATCAAGAAAAGAAGGAGAAAGTTATGGCAAAGATTACATTAAATTCAAGAACTGGAGAAGTATCGTTAAACGGTGAACAGATGCAGGGTGTAAAGAGCATTCAGATCAAGATGGATTTAAGAAAAGATGAGAAGGGTTATGTTAAAGAGTTTGCAGAAGTAACACTCGTTGCTGATGTGCAGGAGTGTGAGACAGAATTAAACATTGATGGTCCTGTAAAGTGGGGAGAACCCGAAAAGTAAATCTTTCCGGGTTCCCCGTTCAGTTACTGGAGAGCATTAACTCCAGCCGCTGTAACAGTACAGGAACGAATATAACGCTTTAAGTATCCCATAGAAGTAAGCTCTTCAATAAAGCCAGATAGTTCATCTGCTGAGTTGGTGAGCTCGGAGCAGGTGCCACCAGGTGAGAGCATAAGGGTTCTTGCGTTATGACTGTTCACAAATCTGAGAAATTCGAAGCTGTCATTAATATGCATAAAGATCTCCTTTCTATGTATTGGGTTCGTTGCAACGTCCTGTGTATACAGTATAGGAGAAAAAGCAACATGTATCAACAAAATAATGTCATCAAAAAATTACAAATTATGACAAGAAGTCAGGGAAGGAGGTGAAGGATGCAGATATTAGTTTGCATCGGATGTTCTGCAGTAGCATCCGTGATTACGACAAAAATATTAGCCACTCACTACTTTGATATAGTGAATGGCTATGTAGACGGTATTTGCAACAGGACGAAAGACTTTGTTCAGAGCACAGAATCTATGATAAGCAAATGCCAACAAAAAGATGCTTCCAAAAGAGAAACAGATGAGAAAAGGCTAGATCAGGCGTTGAATGGAAAACTTTCAGCAGTAGCAATTGATCTATCAGCTGTTTTAAAAAAGTATTCACTAGATAGAACGCCTGAAATAGCCCATGATGCATGTATGTACGCGCTAAAGCACCATTTTGAAAATGTTAGTCACAATAAGTTTGAACAGTGACAGCTGGGACAATCATTTTGGGTTCATTTCTTTCAGCGTTCCATTTAAGAATATGATAATTGAAATCAATCAATTCTGCCATTGAGGAACGCAAAGATTTCCAAGAAGTGCCATCCATTTCAGCATGACAGCAAGGACACTTTGGCGGCATTTCGTCTCGACTGTTAGAAAAACTTACATCGAAAAGACAACCACAAGAACAGTTGATAGTAGCTTTGGCATTCATGTTTTGAAGCCTCCTTTCATTTTACTTGGCTGCGGCAACAGCCTGTAAAGAAAGGATAGGACAAATAACAGGGGAAGTCAAGAGAGAAGGAGACATAGGAGGTGAAGCAAAATGATAGAAAAAAATTTTTTCCTTGAAGATGCCGCAATCCCAATTATTGGTGGCATCATTGGTAGCTTTATAGGGATGGGGATAGCAGCACTAATAGGAATATTGTAGAGGTAAGGATGCTATGGCAAAAACCAAGACCGAGTATGAAAAGCTTTGTGAGTTAGATCAACAGCTGCAAGAAGCGATACGTGCCAAGCGTAGACATCAGAGTACAGGTATCTATGATCCTGCGGATGAAGCAGCATGTAAGAAAGCAACTGAGGCATATAACGATCAGTACGTCAGAGTGTATTCAAGATGTAAATATTATTGAAATTTATCCCCTATGGTGTACTGCCGGTCCGATTCCGGCAGGGGGGAATGGTCGGCCGACCTTGTAACTTAAGAATCTGTGTCTTAAAGGACAAGTAATAAGACATAAGATGTAACAACTTGAAAGGGAGACAAAGTATATGTATGTAGAACGAAATCCCGAGCCAGATCAGTCTCAGATAAGACCGAGACTGAGTTTTATGGGCATCATGAATGGTGTCAAAATGTATGATTCAACACCAGAGTATTTTGGTGTTGAGTTGGAAAAGAGAGCTACAAAAGTAGCAGAATTTTTTCTATGGTATGCAGACAGAGCTGAGGAACTTATCGCTGCCAATGCTTCTAAAGCAGGCTTAAGCAGCTGATATTAGATGTTCTCTCAGGCTAAAGAAGAAAGGGAAAATATCATGTTCGAAATTATCAAGGTAAATGGAAAGTACGTAATGGACGAGGTGGATCAGAGCCGTGCGCCACAGGTGCCAAGCTTTATGAGCGATCCAGAGCGTAACAAGATGCGTTTGCGTCACCTGATGCAGGAGGAAGAGCAGAGAGCGGCAGAGGAGGAACAGCCGATTGCAAATACTGTCAATATGATCGCATGGTCGGTGGTCTGCGTGATGATCGGATGGATTATTGCGCTGATTTAACGAAAGGAGAATCACAATGGGAAAGAGCAAAGCGACAAAGCCGACACGTGATCAGAAGGCAGTTATCGTGGCTGCCGGACTGATCTGGTCGGACTGGTTGGTATTGTCAGAGACCGATGAAGAGTTACATATTGTCAGCCGCGGCGATGGAATAAGCAGTACATTGAAAAAGCCGCTGCGGGTCGGGAAACCCAGTCAGCGGCACAAGTAAAAGTACAACGTAAGTATAACAGAAGCTGCCGGAAAAGGCAAGCAAAAACGGGAGGTTTTTCCTCCCGTTGAGACTTGATTAGGGCACTAACTTTAGGGAGAAGTATATGTACTATCAAAAGATATACCGCTGCAGGAAAACGGTATGGGTGGAGAAGTACCAAAGGAGGGTGTATGCCAAAGGGGAAAAGCGATCAGAGAGGAAAGCTCCGACTCCTGAACAAAAGAAGAAGGAGAATGACCTTCAGGCAAAGAGGCTGTTAGCCAGAAAGCTGGAGGCCAACTTTGGAGAGGATGATTACTTTATCACATTGACATATGCAGGGAATGCACCTAGCCAGGAAGAGGCAAAGAGACGGCTGGACAAGTTCATCCGAGGGATGAGAGAGGATTACCGCAAGCTTGGAAGTGAGCTGAAATACATAGTGGTGACAGAATGGCAGGGAAAGCGTATCCATCACCACATTATTATGAACGGATTGCCAGAGACACCAAAGCTGCTCAAAAAGAACTGGCCACATGGACGACCGGACATGAAGCTATTAGATGAGTCAGGAGACTATGAAGCACTTGCCGAGTATCTGATCAAGGAGACTGAGAAGACCTTCCGGGATTCGGAGAGTACGAGAAAGCAGAGATACACCTGCAGCCGTAATTTGCTCAACCCTGAACCGGAAAGAAAGAAGATAAAGGCAAAGTCATTCCGACAGACACCAAAACCGCCAAAGGGCTACAAAATCGTGGAAGGAACGCTGGTATCAGGAGTATCCGAGGTGAGCGGATATCTGTATCAGTATTATAAGTTAATAACAATAGACAGTATGGAGGACACAGATGGAGACAAAGTTTTATCAGGAGACAACAAGAAAAAGAAGTCACCTGAAAGAAGGCGCAGAAAAGATGCAGGAACAGACACAGATCGGTGACAAAATGAAATTCGATCTTGATATCGGAGAGTCAGAAATGCTGGAGGTGACAGCGGTTGTCCGTGAAAAATTTCCTCATGTGGTTTATATGGAATACAAAGGAAGGGGTGGCAAATGGAGACCACTGAGCATGAGCTGGATAAAGCTGAGAATGGAATGCCGTGGCTGGACAGCTGGGAAGAACTGAAAGAAATTGTGCGAAAAAGCACATGGGAACGTTTTGAATCAAAATTAAATGAGGAGCAGAGGGAGATAGTGCACCTGATTGGCCGTTTCAATGCCTTTTATGGCATCGAGGAACCAAATACAAAGACACTGTATCACGGTGCATGGCTCCTGCTTCAGGGAAGGAGAACACGATGTTCGATACATATGGAAAAATGACATCATTAGAGCAGCTGAACGAAAAGGCAGCATTGCTCAAGCAGGAAGGTGATCTGGAGGGGCTGGTAACACTGGCCAAGGAGAACGGCTTGTGCATGGTAGACGCAGAGTGGTACATGGAGGGAAGAAAGTCGCAGTTAGCATATCTTGATGATGCAGCGATGGGAAGACTCCGTGCAGAACTGGATGGAATTGATTCAAGAGACTCTATCATGATCTGCGGAATGATTGGCATGCTTCGCCAGGTAGTGAGAGATAACACAGAATTGCAGAAAGCAGTAATGCGATCAGACAAGTCGTCTGTAGATTGTGTATGCAAGCTGATGGAGGCGCTTGTGCAGGCTCCTGATCGGATGCCGGCAGATCTGACACCATGGGGAAAGCTTGCAATTCCAGATTTATCACAAAAGTCAGTAAGAGAAATCGTTGAAGAGTATTACTTAGAGGAGGTACAAGAGAATGTTTGATAAGTTCGGAGCAATGACCTTTGACGAGCTGCTGAGTACAGCAGAACAGCTGAAGGATAAGGGAGACATTAAATCACTTACCCTTCTGGCAAAGGAGAATGGATTAAATGAGTTGGATGTAGACAGCTATCTGAATGCAATCGAGGGAAAGCTTGCAACTCCATTTATGGCGGCATTCGGAAAGATCAGTGTGGAATCAGAGGCTTTGACTGCAAAATCACCAGAGTCATATGAAATTTTGGATGGCCTGAAGAATTTGGTTACTCAGGCACTTATCGAGAATAGCAAGTTGAGAATCCCCGTACATAATCCAGACAAGCATTTGATTGAGTGCTATGGACAGATTATCAAAGAAGCTGCTAGAGACAGTTATAGACTGCCAGATGTTCTTGTAGAAGCTGCTGAACTTCCGGCTCCAATTACCTATATCGGGGATCTGCCGGAAAAGAAGATATATAAAATCATCGCAAATTACTATGGTGGCGAAGCGAAGTAGGCAAGATAGTAAGAATAGCAAAAAATAACTGAACATTAGGGAAGGAGACACCATGTTTGATAAGTTTGGTCCATTGACCTATGAGGAGCTGAACAAGACAGCAGAGGGATTGAAAATGGAGGGGGACATTGAGTCCCTTATCCTCTTAGCAGAGGAGAATGGCTTGGAGAAGGAAGATGCAGAAGATTACGCAGACGGAGTAGTGGACACGTTTACAACTCCAGTGGAAGCAGCAATAGGAAAAATCAAGGTAGAGTCTGAGCATCTTAACCTTGCGCATTCCACGACACTTAGCGGAATGCGTGATCTGATTGTCTACACGGTCACGCAAAATGAGAAGCTGCAGAAAGCAGCACACGATCCTGAGAAGAGTCTGGCTGAGAACCTGGGAAAACTGGTAGCAGAGGCATCAAGAACACGCTATAAGCTTCCAGATGAGATCGCAGCTGCAGCAGGTATCCCAACAGTGTACATGGGAGATATCAGCAAAGAGCGTGCACGAGAAATTATCAAGGCATACTATGGAGGTGATAAGCTATGACGGTATATAAAGCATTTGGACCGGGTATGGTCTGCAAGGAGTATCATTATAAGCCAGGTCAGGTTAACGCAGAGGCAATTGCTAATTGTGCACGTAATGGGATCCATGCAGCAGAGGATCCGTTGGACTGCCTGTCTTATTATTCTTGGGACGGAAAAAATGAGTTTTGGAGATGCGAAGCCGTAGGCGATATTGATGAGGACAGCGTAGATAGCAAGATCTCCACAACTAAACTGATTCCAGCACAGCAGTTAACTTTGATGGAATATGCCATGGAGTGCGCATTGTATATGTATGATCATCCAACACGCGTTCAGGAAAGACACGGAAGCTTTACCGTGTGCAGGAACGTTGGAATGCAGTCGATGAACTGCATAGTTCTCATTGTAGTTGGGGATGATCCAAAGGCAAAAGTAACACAGCAAACGGGCATTGTTATACTGGTAGATCTGAAAAATGGCAATTTGAGAGGAATCAGGGATGCAGCTCCCGGCTGGTATCACATTACAGAGGAAGGGGTAATACCATGGACAGAACAGCCAAGAAACATCTGATGGCAATTCCGGTTGAGATGTACGAGGGATGTGATGCATATGCTAGTGTTTACACAGAGAAAGATGTGTTGATGCTCCATTTATGGGATGCCGAGACCTTCAAGGGAAAATACTTTATCGACAAGACAGGAAAGCATGTATCAGAACTTAAAGGAGAGCGCTGCATAAGAAAGCTTGTAAGTCAGATGAGCAGCACGGGCAGATACTCAAGTGGCTTATGGCCACTTGATCTAACCGTTTCGCCAGAAGATGAGGAGATGATAGAAAGTTTTTTTGGACGCAGAGGAAGCGTAGCGAGTCTGATTGAACATGCAGAAGCCTATTATGATAAGACACGATATTACAGAAAGCAAGAGATAAAGGCTGAGAAAATTCACAACTACATGTCTCTCTTTAAGGATCAGCAGGATGAAATTAAAAACTGGTATCTAAAAGAAATTGCCCCTCAGGAATATGCTTTTCGCATAGACGGACAATATTATTGTACAGCTTGCGGAAAGCCGCACACTGGAAAATTCAAGCATTCAGAACGCTTCCAGTGTGAGGGAAAGACCGTGATCGTAAGCACACGTACATGGAGCAAGGAACAGAAAGACTATATCACTGCCTTCTCGAGACAGTCAGACGGCAGCTTGGCAGAACGTCTTTATCAAATCAACGTTCGGTGGGATAAGACTGGGAAAACGGTAGACCTTACAGAAATCCTTAGATGGACATGGATGCCCTACAAGGAAGGAAAGGTTTACTATCGCGATTTATATAACTGGTGGGATCGAAACCCGTGGAACCGTCGCTGGATGCCATCTTACCTGTATCCGGTGGGGGCAGAGGAAGTCCTGCAAACTTCAGGCTATGAAGAGACAAGATTGTGGGATATCGGAAAGGCAAAACTTCCAATCAACTGGATTATGGAGAAGCGAACACCGGTCTACACACAACTGGTTCTGGCGGGATTGCAGAAACTGGCCGAACAGAATTCAAAAGCGAAGCTTGCTTACTATGGCTATAATGAAAATCTGAATCTGCATGGCGAGACACCGGAGGAGGTATTAGGGCTGGATCGAAATGCGATCGGGAGACTCAAGCAGTTAAACGGAGGATCAATTATTCATGAGTGGCTACAATGGCGAATGGAGCACCCAAACGAACCATTGAAGACAGAAACCCTAAAGGAACTAGAAACAGCACACATTACACCCAATTCAGTCAAAGAGATGCTTGACTATATGACACCTCAAAAGTGCCTAAACTTCATCAAACGGCAGATGAAGCTTCTGAACAAGAATGTCCCTTACTCAGTAATCGAACTGTATACGGATTATATATCAATGGCGAAGGGAATGGGGATGGATGCACAAGATGAAATTGTGTACAACCCTAAAGATTTAAAGCTTCGACATGACCAGCTCGTCCAAGAATTTGAACTCAGAAAAGCTGAGTACGAGGCAGAAGCGATGAATCGAAAGTGGCCAAAGGCACAGGCAGTCTTAGACCGAATCAAAGGAATTTATGATTACCAGGGCGATGGGTGGCAGATAATTACGCCACGTACGCTGATGGATATCGTAGATGATTCCCACCAACTGCATCATTGCGCCGGCGCATCGGACAGATATTACGAGCGCATCCAGACGGAAGAAACCTATATCCTCTTCCTGCGCCGCGATCCAAAGACAGCTTGGTACACACTTGAAGTCGAACCAGGCGGTACAGTCCGACAGAAGCGCTCTGAGTATAACCGCCAGCCTGATCTTGATACAGTAAATCAATACCTAAAGGAATGGCAGACAGAAATCAGAAAGCGCTTGAAAGAGAGAGACAAGCAACTAGCCGCACAGTCCGCACAGCAGAGGGCAGAGGAAATGGAAGCATTACGGAATGGAACAGAGAGAAACCGCCAGTTACGGGCATTGTTAATGGCAGATTTAATGGAGGTGGGAGCATAAAAACATGACAGCATTAACAGAAATTAAAGGATTTCAGGCATTTCAGAATGCAATGGATCACGAAATAAGAGAAGCATCAGAAGGATTTGTGCGAATCGGCTATCTGTTGAAGGTGGCAAGAGATACGGAGATCCTTAACGAATCAGGGTTCAAGAGTGTAACCGAATTTGCATCTTCGCGTTATGGTCTGACAGCAGACATCGTGTCTCGTTACATAGCGATCAATGACAGATTCTCTGAAGGTGGTTATTCTGACCGTCTGGCAGAACGATATCAAGCCTTTGGAGTTACTAAGTTGGCCGAGATGCTGACACTCTCAGATGAGATTATCGCAGCGGTTCCGACAACAGCAACGCGTCAGGAAATCCGTGAAATCAAAGCTGAGATTGCAGAGGAGATAAAAAGAACAGATCTCGAAGTAATTCTTGAAGAACCAAAAGTAGAATTGGCTACACTGGCACAGGAAACAATGTATCAGTATTTTGACAAGATGCCAGAGCGCTACTCTCAAGTCTTTACGGCAGTATATCAGCCAGATGCAGAAGAGGCATTGCTTGAAGCGCTAGCACCAACAGGATCTGGAATGGCAATGGTTCGTGTAGAAGGCAAGGGCAAGATGATGTTTTCTATCGATGAAAGGGAAATCACAATCACGAATGTTCGCACTCAGCTTCGCACGCAGTATACACCGGAAAAAATGGTTAGAGAAATCCGTGTGTTATGCCCAATCGACAAGACTCCGGAACAGGCATGGTTTTCTTTATATGGTCGCCCAATGGAACAGGGCGATCAGGAAATATCAAAACCCAAAACAGTGGAAATTTTGACAAAGGGCAAACCGCCAAAGGTTGCGCCACAGAAGTCAGAAAATATCCCAAAAGCATCAATTCAGAAAAAGGCAGAGGAGAAAAAATCTCTAGTGCCTGAAAAATCAAGAGTTGTTGCGTATCCCATTTCTGAACCAGAAACAAAAATGCGGGATGACAAGCCTGTACGGGAAGTTGTACCAGAGCCAAAGAAAGTGGAAGAACAGCCACAAGAACCAGAACGAACCTCTGAAAAATCAGAACGATTGGAAAATGTAAAGGGTGTTGTATCAGAGAAACCAGAAAATGCGCCAGCGCAAGAGTGGGTTGATCAAATGCGCGGTTGCTTCGAGAGAGCCTTGCAGGCAGCAGAGGAAGGGCGCTGGGTGGCATGGGAAGGTCATATGATACAGGCCAAGAACATTGCCAATGTGATCCGCAAGGCGCAGGAAGATAAAGAGATTCCGGGACAGATCAGCATGAATATGGACTAAGGAGAAGAACATGGCAAAAACACGAATGATGACAAGAAAGGGCGAGTGTTACCTGTGTGGAGCACTTGGCCAGACCGAAGAACACCATTGCTTTGGCGGTCCGAATCGCCGCTTTTCTGAGAAGTATGGATTGAAAGTATATCTATGTATCCCGTGTCACCGCACAGGTCCAAACGCGGTACACGACAGCATGAATGGCAATGAGAATCGCCAGATCCTGCATGAGGATGCACAGAAAGCCTTTGAAGCCCACTGGGGGACAAGAGGATACTTCATGGAGATCTTCGGCCGCAACTACTTGGATGAGGGAGAAAGATGATACCAGTGCAGATTAGCACAAAACTGGAGGGAAAGGCCTATACGGCCACCCTCCGTTGTGTGCTTAAAGGACAAGAACATATCATGCAGACAAAGGGGAGCGGTGAACCAAAAGATTCGCGTCAACGTTTAGAACTGCTGGCAGTTTTGGCAGGTCTAAGCCGCATGGTGAAGCCGTCCGAGATCACGATCAAGGGAAGTGGCTATATCAAAACTGGATTCCAGTATTTGAATACCTGGCAAAAGGCAGACTGGAAAAAGTCAAACGGAAACCCAGTAGCCAATGCCGATCTATGGCAGAAGGTGGCAGAGGCTGCCAAAATCCATAAAATCACAATATTTTTAATCTGAGGAGGAGAGACATGGTAAGAAAGGATTGCTTCGGCTATGACGCTCGTTGCGGAGCGAGAAAGACAGATCGCTGTACAGCGCTGACAAAGCTGTATTGTGCAACAGAGGAATGCAAGTTCTACAAGTCAAAGGAAGAATATGAGCGTCAGGAGAGACGAGAAAAAAATGAAGATTGAAAAGGCAAAGCAAATCTTAGAAAGATGTGCAAATGAGAGTGCCAGATTACTCATAAAGAATGCCAACAATGGAGATAGACAAATGGCTGCAGCTGGTTTTAGATTAGCGACTGCACTTAGCATGGCAAGTCTGGCAATGGAAAAGCAGATTCCAAAGGCACCGGTTCACAGAACTCCAACCAGTTACTGGGACGATGAAGTGTATGAATGCCCGATATGCCAAAATCTGGTAGGAATGGACGACTTGAGAATTAACTACTGCGATACATGTGGACAGGCTCTTGAATGGAAATTTTCGGAGGAAGAAGATGAATAGACGACAGAGAAAGAAAGATTATCAGAAGAAGCACGGTTATAACCCAGGTGAGGAAGACCGTGTTCAGCAGATGATTAGAGATATGGTCGAATATGCAGATCGACGTCCTGCAGAGGTGAAGAAAGAATGTGCGAGAGCTGCCTATTCTAGTTTTCTGGAGAATATTAAACAGAGAAATCAAAGTAAAAGAAAGTGGTGGAGAAAAACGAAATGATTTTATTGTTAATGTTAGTGATAGGGGCTGAGTTGGCATCTATTGCAATTTACGCAGTTATGTATACACAGAATGCATTTAAAGAAGTTCTTCCAGAGTGGGAAAAGTATGGGGATGATCGCTCAATATCGCTGTTTATTATGGCAATCTTTTGTGGATGGTTGTTTGCACCATATTTTGCATGGATGTTGCACAAATGGATCAAGAAAGGAAATGATGTTGAGAAGAAGCAGTAGCTATTGTGAGAGGAGGTAATACCGATGGAAACAGAAGGCATGACACGGGAGCGCTTGGAAGCGTACCGAAGCAATAACGATGAAATTAAGGAACTGCAGGGAAAGTTACAGAAGATGGGTACCGAGGAAGGAAAGGAAAAGCTGGTAGAAAGCGACACGATCATTGATTACCGGAAAGGTTATCCACGTCCACAGACAGTAACGGGATATAATTATAGCAAAGAGCAGCGCCTGCGGCAGAGATATTCCAGCCGGATCGAGAAGCTTCAGAAGGAGCAGGAGGAGATCGAACAGTGGATCTTTGAAATTGAGGATAGCAAAATTCAGAGAATCTTTCGGCTACGTTACTTAGAGGGGATGCGCCAAGAAAAGATTGCGCAGAAAGTGCATATGGCACAGAGTGGGGTAAGTAGGAGAATTGATGAATACTTGAAAAATAATAATGTGTAAAAAATACACATTTTCATACTTGACAAATGTGTATAAAATGTGTATAATATAATCATAGAAAGGAGGCTATATGAAAAATAAAGACTTTGTAAAAAAGCTAACAGATGGCGGATTTTACTTTGAACGTCATGGTGGAAATCATGATGTATATGTTCGAGGAAATGAAAGAGAAACTGTTCCGAGACATGGAGAAATCAATGAGAGATTAGCAAAGGCAATATTGAAGAGAAGGGGATTACTGTAAGGGATTCCCCCTTCTTCCCGATATTTTTCATATAGAATCTGGAAAGATAGTATTATCAAAGGAGGTGAAGAAAATGAGCAAAAAAGTATATCCAACAATACTAACACGAGTGGACGATGGAACCGTATTGATTGAGGTTCCAGATATGGAGATCTTGACACAGGGGAAAGATTATGCGGATGCTATAACGATGGCAAGAGATGCAATCGGACTTAAAGGAATTTCAATGGAAGATGCCGGTGAAAAGCTTCCAGAGCCATCTGATCTATTGAGTATTCATCCTGAAGAAGGAACATTTGCGGATGATGGAAAAGGCTTTGTAACACTGGTTGATGTGGATTTCCTTTTCTATCGTAGAAAAAATGATAAACGAATGGTACGAAGAAATGTAACGTTACCAAACTGGTTGAATCAAGAGGCAGAGGAAGCAAATCTTAATGTATCGAAAGTTTTACAAGAAGCTTTGATGGCAAAGTTAGATGTAGGATAAAATGTTTTAAAGGAGCTGTTTTTTATTAGCGGCTCCTTTAAACTTTTAACATCATATTGAAAAATGTATTGAAATTTTAGGGGAATGTTGTATGATATGAGTACAGGAGGACTAGAATGGAAAATGTAGAGTTATTATTTCAGAAGAACTTTCCGAAAACATTTCCCAAAAAGATTAGAACAAAGCAGGGAGCTGTTGTGTATGAAAATGCGGATAAAAATTTCTCAGGAATAAATATTAGACGCCTAGTGTATTTTTTAGAAGGTGTATTAAGAAAATACAATAAAATTCATGTTCCAATAAATATAATATTGGGGGATGTGAATTTTGAAGATAAGTTGACATATATATTCTTAGAGATAATTTGGTATGTTATGGTTGAAAAATATGACTATAATGTGCGTATTCAATTTAGATGCAGAAGTAGCATACACATAGAAGGAATAAAGTATTCTTCATTAATATGGGCAAATGGAAAAAATACAGAACGTTGCAAGGCAAAATTCTATGATGATATATACCAAACGCATTTCAGAAAGGTGCTTGCATATAATAATGGAGATGATACACTTTCTAAAACTATGGGAGATATTACCTGCTATTTAGGATATTGTGGAATTGAGCAAAGTTGTGCAGATGATATTTCAGAAGTAGTAAGCGAGTTAATCGGTAATGCTTGGGAACATGCAAATACATCATGTCTTGTAGATATTGATGTAACTAGTTTGTATGGAAAAGAAGGCTCCACAGAAAACTATGCAGGAATTAATATAGCAGTTGTAAATTTTAGTGAGGCTCTTTTTGGAAATGCATTAAAGCATCGTATATTGCAAAATAAACAGCTAGATCATAGATATAAAAAAGTAGCGGAAGCGTATATTTATCATAAAAAATTTTTTGATGATGAATATACAGAAGCAGATTTTTTTAATATTGCATCATTTCAACATAAAATATCAGGCTCAGTAAAAAAGAGTATTACAGGAGGAACTGGTTTAACGAAATTGATTGGTTCGCTAGAAAAAAGATCTGATGCACATAATTGTTATATGATTAGTGGAACAAGGGCATTATGGTTTAACCATGAATTTCTTGAGTATAATGATGGGTGGATTGGATTTAATGAGCAAAATGATTTTTTTGGGAGTCCGCCTTCTAAAAAGGTTATCGGGGCGAGTGCAATATATATGCCAGGAACAGCATTTAATCTGAATTTTGTAATGAAGCAGGAGGTATGATTTTATGACAAATGAAATAAAATTACGATTTGATAGTACAATAACTGGATTGGCAGGATATCAATACGGGAAAAAAGTTTTTGAAGATCAAGTGCAAGGTCGAATTGATTATAAAAATGAAAAAATTGTTTTATGGTTTCCAGATAATATAAGGAGAATGGCATCATCTTTTATACAAGGCTTTTTTGAAGATATAGTAAAGAGTATTGGAATAGAAGGCATTGAAAAGAAGGTTGAGATTAGTTCTGGAAATAATAAGAATAATCTTAAAGAAATGGTTATTAATAATTTATTATAAGGAAAATAAAATGGTTAATAATATACTGTCAGGAATTTCAATAGGAATTTCAATTATAGTAGCAATCATTACATTTAGTTCTAATGCGAAAAAGCAAAGAACAGAATTAGAATCGGTTTATTTCAAAGAAATATATCAGAAGATATTGATTAAAGACATACCGGAAGCAAGGGGATATGTTAGATTTGATGGAGAAAATAAACTGAGGGAAACAGATAAGTTGATTGCCGAATTAAAAAATATTTTGCAGATATCTCGTTATTTTTTGTATAATGACAAGGCGTTTTATAATGAGCTAAAGTATAATGTGCAACAATTGGAAGATTATTTAGTGGAAAACACAGATAAACAGTTTAATTCAGAAGATATTGTAGAAGTTTATAAAGAAATACATGAACGATTAGAAAATATTTATAAAGTGATTTCAAATGGATATCTGGGAAAAAAATTTAAAAAAAGGAAAAATCATTAAGAGTATAGCTTTTGAAGAAAAATATCCGAGGATTTTTAACTTTGCATAAAATGCATAAAAAAGTGTGATACAATCAAAAATAGAGATCAGAGGATCTCGAACACATCGGGTAGTGTTCTTCCCTAAGGTAGGCCGTCAGCAGAAGCTGGCGGCTTTTGCTTGCGAAAGGTGGAAAAACAATATGTTAATGGTCAGAGTATTCAATACAGACGAAAAACAATATTTTGGTACAATTACAAAAGCGGCAGAAGCAGCTTTGAACGAAAACTTTCGCCTTTTCTTGTTTAATGATATAGTATATTTAATCACACAGAATGAAAGTTATTATGATACGGGTTTAAGAAAAAATAACTGTATTGTCAGCAGTGATTAAAAAATAAATCTTTTACGTGATTTAAGGCAGTCCTTCGGGGCTGCTTTTCTTTATGCCCAAAACAGACATGAATGAGAGGTGGTGAGGATTGGATGAAAACTTAAAACCGCAAAACTATGACCTTGCGTATATAGATTACTGCAAGGGAATGAAATACAAAGAGATTGCTGAAAAGTATGGTGTCACCATAAACACAGTGAAGTCTTGGAAGACCAGATACAAATGGTTGAAGTATGGGAAAAAGGTGTGCACACAAAATCAGAAAAAAGTGTGCACACAAAATAGCCCTAAAAAAGAAAAGGCAGAGGAAGCAATTGAAAAGGTAATAGAAAATGCTGATTTAACTGATAAACAGCGGCTTTTCTGCATGTACTACATTCGATCTTTCAATGCGACCAAAGCGTACCAAAAGGCATATCAGTGTAGCTATGGAATAGCAGTAGCAAATGCATATCGCATGATGGAAAATGATGGAATTAGAAATGAGATTCAACGTCTTAAGCAACATCGCTTGAATCGAGAGCTTTTGGATGAATCTGATATCTTTCAAAAATACATCGACATCGCCTTTGCTGACATCACGGACTACCTTGAATTTGGCACTGAAGAGGTCCCTGTCATGGCGCTGTATGGGCCAGTAAAGGTCAAAGATCCTGATACCGGCGAAGAAAAAGAGCTTACCAAAACTGTGAATACTGTCCGATTTCGCTCATCTGCTGAAGTAGACGGCACCATTTTGGCAGAGGTGAAACAAGGCCGCGATGGGGCAAGCATCAAGCTTGCAGATAGAATGAAAGCTCTTCAATGGTTGTCGGATCATATGGACTTAGCCACCGAGGAGCAGCGCGCACGTATTGCCCAGATCAAGGCCCAGACAGAGCGCTTATCTGCGCAGCCAGTTGAAAATGAAGATGATGGAGTTGAAATTATAAATGACGCAGACAAGTCAATTGACGAACCAATTGAAAAAGAAACCGAAGAAACAGGTTAAAATATCCGATATCGTCATTCCGAAATATCTGCCGCTGTTTAATGATAAAAAGCACAAGCACGTCATCTTAACATCTGGAAGATCAGGAACAAAGTCAAGCTATGCAGGTATCCGAACCGTTTACCAGATCACAGCAGATGCGCGAGGTTCGGTAGTAGTTCTTCGTAAGCACCACAATAAACTTCGTAAGACCGTCTACAAGGAAATGCTTCGCGGCATCAACCGCTTGCAGATTCCGAAGAATCGGTTTTATATCACGAAATCTCCGATGGAGATTACATACAAGAAGTACAACACCACAATATACTTCTCTGGTTCCGATGGCATAGACGACACGAAAGGTATCATAGATGAAGACAAGCCGATCAAGCTGGTTATCATCGACGAGGCAACCGAGTTTTTTGATGATGGCGAGGGAGAGGCGGAGCTAGCCAATATAGAGGCGACATTCGTTCGAGGTAATGTGGATAACGACTTTCAGATGATCTATCTGTTTAATCCACCAAAGAACCCCAACGCGCCGATTATGGCATGGCTTCAGAAGATGGAGCGCCGCCCAGATACCATACACATTCACACCACCTATCAGGATGTACCGGAAGCATGGCTGGGAAAGGCACTGATCGACAGTGCAGAGGCAATGCGCCTCGTAGATCCGAAGATGTACAACTGGGTGTGGGGCGGTGAATGCGTCGGTGTGGATGAGCTGATCTATTACATGTTTAGTCAAAGTCATATCGAGGACGAGCTGCCAGAGGCAGAAAAGAAGACCATCGGAGAAATCGGCATTGGCATCGATTACGGCCAAAAGAACCCAACTGTATTTGAGGCATTTGGCATTGACTATAATCACAGATGTTTACGAGGTTTGGATGAGTATTATCACAGTGGTCGCGAATCAGGCCAGAAATCACCGTCCGAGTATGCGGCGGACTTTAAGAGCTTTTGCGAGAAGTTGGAAAGAGAATATAACAGAAAGATCTCATGGATATTCATAGACCCTTCGGCAAAAGGTCTGGCAGAGGAAATCAAACGTCTGGTGCCAGATATCTCAATAAAAGATGCAGACAATACGGTAAAGCTCGGAATCAGCCGTGTGCAAAAACTTTTATCATTTGGCTGCTTGAAGCTAAGTCGAAAACAACCATGGCTTATAAAGGAGATGGGTTTGTACCAGTACGATGAAAAAAGCATAGAAAAGGGCAAGGAAGAGGTCTTAAAGATCAACGATCACTGTCAAGACGGAACCAGATATGCAGTAATGGGAATGTGGAAGAAGATTAAATATTTTCTTCCCGTAGCAGTAAGAGACGATAAAGGAGGCGATGAACCATGATGTATTACGAGAACATTCAACAGGCAATGGGTGTGGATATCGCAATCAGCACAGAGATGGCACAGCGAATCTTATTGTGGAATAAAATGTATGAAAACGAAGCACCATGGATTGACCCAAGCATGGATGTTTTAAGCTGTGACCTTCCCTCTTCTGTCTGCTCTGAGATGGCAACAGCCGTAACGATGGAGGCGCGGATTAGCGTTGCTGGAGATGCAAGAGCTGAGTATCTGGACAACGAATTTGCAAAAGTAAAGAAAGATCTGTCAGATATTGTAGAATATGCCTGTGCAGGAGGAGGTTTGATCTTAAAGCCATACATTAGCGGCGAACATATCGCAGTTGACTATATTCACTCCGATAATTTCTTTCCGGTTGCGTTCAATTCCGCAAAGCAGGTCACGGCAGCTATTTTTCCAGAGTTCAAGCACAAAGGAAAGTGGCTGTACACTAAGTTAGAGTATCAGGAATATGACGAGCGGACTCATACTTACCGCATCCAGAATAAGGCATTTAAAAGCAGGAGGGCAGCTGTAAAGATAAATGATATCATCAATCTGGGACAGGAAGTCCAATTAAATGAGGTTTCTGAGTGGACAGATCTGGAACCAGAGGTTTTACTGGCGGGCGCGACATGTCCGCTATTTTCATATTTCAGAATACCGGTGGCTAATAATGTAGATCGCAATAGTCCGCTCGGAGTTTCCATCTATGCAAGAGCCGTTAAGCATATCCGAGATGCCGATCAGCAGTATGGAGCTACTCTCTGGGAGTACAAAGCGAAGGAAGCGGCGGTACAGGCAGGAAACGATTTCTTTGAGAAGGATCGAGAAGGTCATGTAATCATGCCAAAGGGCAAGGGACGACTATACCGAGATATGGGAGATGTCACCGATAAAAACGGCTCACCATTTTTCAATGTATATTCTCCGGATATCAGAAACGAAAGCTTTTTCGATGGCTATAACAGGATGCTTCAGCGAGTGGAATTTTCCTCACACCTGGCATATGGCACAATATCAGATCCAACGATTGTGACAAAGACGGCAACCGAGGTTAAGACAGGAAAGCAGCGCTCTTACGCGATGGTAAAGGCTATTCAAAACAGTCTAAGAGATGCACTTCTTGGTCTTCTGGATGCCATGAATGCATGGACCACAATTGGACACCTTGCTCCAGAAGGAGGCTTTGAACTTTGCACAGATTTTGATGACAGCGTGGTTGTCGATAAGGATGCAGAGCGAAAAACCGACCGAGAGGACGTTGCAATGGGCGCTATGCAGCTCTGGGAATACCGTGCAAAGTATTACGGCGAGTCCGAGGAACAGGCAAAGAAATCCATTCAGCAGCCAGCAGAGGTGATTGAATGACACAGGGCGAACTCGAACAGATTCCGCAGCCGTTTGTAGAACTGATGTCAGAGCTGGAGATGCGTATCATGAAGGATATCATAGAACGCATCAAGGCGAATGGCTTTTCTCCAGCCTCTGCCGACTGGGAGATCTCCAGACTGCAGCAATTAGGTGAGTCAGAGGAGCAGATCCGAAAATGGATTAAGGAGATGCTTGAGAAGACAGATGACGAGGTGGATAAAATTTTCTCAGATGACGTGTACCGCGAGTATTACGGTCACGATCGGGAGTATCAGGTATCTGGCTTCGAGCAGATTCCACTCGAACAGAATGTTCAGCTGCTGCAAGTGATTGAGGCATCCAAAAAGCAGACCAAGGACACGTTCCGAAATCTCACAGGTTCAATAGGCTTTGCAATCCGTGATCCTGCGACAGGCAACATTATGTATTCGCCTACGATGAAGTTCTACCAGCAGACATTAGATGCAGCCATAATGGACATTAAATCAGGTGCATTCTCTTACAATACCGTGCTCCAGCGCACGATCAACACGATGACTACATCAGGACTCAGATGGATTGATTATGACTCAGGTTGGCATAACAGAGTGGATGTGGCAGCCAGAAGGGCAGTCATGACCGGTTTTAGGCAGGTGCAGGGGAAAATCAACGAACAGGTGGCAGATGAGCTTAAAACGGACACATACGAGGTTACATATCATGTCGGAGCGCGTCCAACTCATCAGCCGTGGCAAGGTCGAGTATGGACGATGCAGCAGCTACGAGATATTTGCGGACTGGGAACTGTTACCGGACTACATGGGGCCAACTGCTATCACGATTACAAACCGTTTATTCCTGGCGTATCCGTTCGTACCTACACGGATGAGCAGCTTGACCAGATGATCAAAGAGGAGAACACTCCGAAAGAGTATCTGGGCAAGAAGTACACCACATACGAGGCACTTCAAGCACAGCGAAGAATGGAGACTCGGATGCGAAAGACCCGTCAAGACATCCGCCTGATGCAGGATGGTGGCGCGGATCCGAACGACATCACATTGAAAAAAGCTAAATATCAAGGCCAGATGCAGACCTACAAGGCTTTTTCGGAAGCAATGGAGCTTCCAGAGCAGATGGAGCGAGTGTATCAGGATGGGTTGAGAGGTAAGTTTACACCAACCAAGACAGAGCTGGCAAGGGCGAAAGCACGGGATGAAGAAAATTCAACTGAATCCATGAACTATATGTCTAACAGTTTTCGACCGCGTTACGGGCAAGAAAAAGAACTGCAAATCAGTCAGGTCAAAATGAGGGTAAGGCCAGTAAACAATAGCAGCTTTGACATGGTAACGGATACTGATAATCCACGAAATAAGGCAGTACGATTAGCAGAGAAGATGCTCAAAAAGGTTCAAACAGATTTGCCAGATTCGTTTGAAATGCCACCGGTTGCAGTTGTAGCTTTTGAAAAGCAGGGATTGAATGCAAACGCAATTGGCGGATTTCATGAAGCGTCAGGAAGACTTTTTATAAATAGCAGATATGATACAAGACAGAAGATTTTAGACTTTGTAAATAATACAGATGGGTATTTTGCTAATAAAACGGAATATGCACCATATTTGCATGAATTGGGCCATAAATTTTATTATGATACAATTAAATCTATTGCAAGGGAAAGGCAAATAGGTTATACTAAGGCACAAGGAATAACAGATGCATGTATTTATGAATATCTGCATGAGAAGTTGTTGGAAGGTAAATCAATTGGGTCATTGCTAAGTGAGTATGCAAATTCTGGATATAAAGCGCAATTATATACAGAAGTTATTGCGGAGAGCTTTTCTGTGAAAAATATAAACTCAGTTGCAAGTGACTTGATTAAATTGTTAGAGAAGGAAGTGAAAGGAAAATGAGACACTTAACAGAGGAAGAATTAAAAATTTTACAAGAACTCGAAGATCCTAATCTTCCTGCAGAAGAGGTGGAAAAGAAGGTCAAAAGGCTAAGAGAAATTAATGTAGAAGTAACAGGTGGAAATACTTGGCTAACATAATGACTGCAAAAAAATTTCAAGATCGAATTGAAAGTTTATGTACACATGTCCTTTTTGATTATAATGGAAAAGCATGTGGAGTAGATCCGTTTTATGCTGGTCATTTCGATATGTGGTGTGGAGAGAATTTCATGGAGGCACACAGCATTGAGGAAGTAATGCAGGAGCCTTTCTTTGAGGGAAAAGCATTGCAGGATATCATTGATCAGATTGAGAACGTAGAGGGTATGTAAGTATGGACAAATTTGATTTTACTTTGTGTCCTTTGCTGGAGAAAAAATAGAGGATGCGGTGTGCTTTGATATTCATATGAATGTTGAAGGAATGGCACCTGATTGGACAATTCCTCCAGAGGTGTTAGCTGTAGAAAATTATAAAGAAATATGTCTGAGTTGCCCAAACCACAGAGAATAATACCACCAGTCGAGAGGCCGGTGGTATTTTTGCGCTCATTTTTAAGAAAGGGAGGATAACACTAATGGTTATTACGGGAGTAGATCACTTTGCGAGCGTCTGCGAAACTAAGCTTGTTGAGTGGTATCACAAGCATAAGCCGTCAATAAATATTGCCAGACACAACGTAGTTATTGTCTGAAGCAGTAAGGTATTGCAGAATTATAAATGCCTTGTAGCTACAACGGTGCTTGATGATGGAGTGTATGCAGAGTATACATATAATGGTGACAAAGAGGAACTATATGAAGATGTTTATGAGAAGGTGACTAACACCTGTTACAAGGAGGAGTAAACAAGTGAAAGCAATGTTATCACAGCCAATGGCTGGTAAAAGCGAGGAAGAGATCAAGGCTACCAGAGAAAAGGCGATTGCAACATTAAAAGAGAAAGGATATGAGATTGTAAACACATTGTTTACAGATGAATGGTACAGCAATGAAGCTATGAAGGAACGCGGTGTTGTACAGATTCCTCTCTGCTTTTTAGCAAAATCATTAGAGAACATGAGTCTTTGCCATGCAGCATATTTTTGCAAGGGTTGGGAACAGGCAAGAGGCTGCCGACTTGAGCATGATGCAGCTATTGCGTATGGGCTTGACGTGATTTACGAGGAGTAATTTGCGCCAGCACAAATTAGCGAGAAAGCACGCAGCAATGCGTGTTATTTTTATGTCCGAACCCCTTAAGACGTCTAAACTGCTGGGAATATCCCCTCGGTACGGGAGCAAAACTGCCGGAGCAGGTGGAGAAACCACAAATAAAAACGAAGCTCACAAGGAGAAAAGATGGAACTAAAGGAACTGTTAGGAGACGAGCTGTACGCAAAGGTCGACGAGAAGCTTCAGGAGCACAACAACGGAGAGCCGAATAAACAGAAGCATGTCAGGTATGCAGATCTGTCCGAGGGTCGCTACGTTTCCGTAGAGAAGTATACGGAAAAAGAAACTGAGCTTGCAGGTGTAAGACAGCAGCTCACAGATGCCAATAAGCAGATCAAGTCCTATAAGGATATGGACATCGAAGGCATCAGAAAGTCCGCAGCCGACTGGGAAGAAAAGTACAAAACAGACACAACAGCACTTCAGGGCAAGATCACAGGTCTGCAGAAAGAGGCAGCGGCGAAGGATTACCTCTCAGGTAAAAAGATTCGCGGAAAGCTGGCACATAAGGCCGCGCTTGCTGGAATGATGGAACTGGAGTACAAGGATGGTCAGTTTGTCGGAGCAGATGAGTATATGAAAAAGCTTCAGGAAGAGGATCCGGATTCCTTTGAGAAAGAAAAAGAGGAAGAGGAAACAAAGCCGGGAAGCTGGGTACGCGGAGCAAACAGAAAAGACCGCCCAAGCACCCTTGACGCTGACGAAGCGTATCTGAAGGCTAAGTACGGCAACAACAAGTATTATCGAGGAGGAAAGAAATAATGGAATATGGTGGATATAACGTAGTAGAGAAGTATAGTCAGATCGTAGAGCCGAATCTGTATTTTGATTCAATTTTTCAGCCGGGAATGACTTACAATGATCAGTTTCAGGGCGATGCAGACAGTGGTCTGGTAAAGATCTTTAAATTACCAGAGGACGATGTACAGGATCCGAAGACTCCGGCATCCGATTTTTCACATGAAGCAGCTGAAAATGAGCTGATTGATCTGAGACTGAATAATCTTCAGTCCAAGTCCAAGAAGATCTACAAGATTCAGGCAAACGCGGTGCCGTATGCAATGGCAGAGGAGCATCTGGCACTTGCAACACAGAACTGCCGTCAGGGCTGGCAGGCATCTGGACTTGCATGTCTGGCACATGAAGGAACCATTCTGACTGGTACAACCGCACTGACTAAGGAAAACATCAAGAAAGAGATTCTGGATGCTCGTAAGACAATTCGAATCGGAAAGGCTGCTGCTAATGTTGTACTGGCATCGGTAGCTACTTATACTACAATGCTTGAAGCTGCTGGCGATCAGTACACTCCGGTCACAAACGATCAGATTATGCAGACTGGCCAGATCGGAAGATGGCTGGGTATGCTCTGGATCGAGTGCAACATGCTTGACTCATTGGATGCTGCAAAGTATTACGATTATGCAGGTACCATTCAGACCGTGAAGCTGACTGACATTGATTTCATCATGTACGACTGGAGAGGCTTTTCAGTTGTTGACAATCTGGAAACCATTCGTCTGAAGGATTCCGAGAATTTCAACGGTACTCTGGCACAGGTTGAGATCAACTCTGGTTATCGTGTAACAACCAAGGCTCGTGTCGGTGTCAGAAAGCACGCGGAGTAATCTATGGGAACAGTATATGTAGATTATGAATTTTATACTTCTGAGTACCTGCTGGGGAAATCCCCAGTAGTACCGGAGGAACCTTTTTTGTACTGGGAGCGCGAAGCCAGAGTGCAGATTGACCGCTATACCTTTGAAAGAGTCAAATCTATGTCGGAGCCACCGGAAGAGGTTAAGCTGTGTACCTGCGCTGTGGCAGAGGTACTGTATCAGGCAGACAAGGCTAAGGCCGAGCAGCAGGAAAACGGCCTGGCAGGTCCATTGGCATCATGGTCAAATGATGGTCAGAGTGGAACGGTAGATTTGTCAAATTCAGCGCTGACTGAAACTGGCAAAATGAAGGAGGTGCGGCGCCTGATCGCGCAGTACCTCTGTAACACAGGATTGATGTACAGGGGGCTAAAATGAATCCGAACTACTGTGATACGGTCACGATTTATAACAGGTTAAAAGCAGCTGACTCTCCAGATAAAAAGGAACACTGGAAGAAAACAGTGTTGGAGCGATGCAGCTATAACAGTGCGATGATCCGCTCAGCTGGTGCAAATCAAAAGACCTTCTTGCAGATGGATCTTCGGCCGGAATACACTGTTCGAATTCCAAAGAATCCATCTTACCGACCGTATCACGAGTGGAAACAGGATCAGATAGGTTTTACACTGTCAGCAGGAGATCTTGTGATAAAGGGGATTTGTCCAGAAGAGATCGATCCGGCAACAAATAATATCACAAAGGTGCTTCGCCAGTATGCGTCAGATGCCTTTATTATCAGCAAGACCGTGGATAACACAAAACATCTTGTGGATAAGCATTATCGTGTAGGAGGCTGATGAAATGAAATTTTCGTTCGACTGGACAAAATCAAAAAGACAGATTGCAGAGGATGCAAGTGGCTGCCATGATCGTGGCAACCTTCTTTTTTTAGCAAGTGAGGCCGAACGCTTGATGATTCCATATATTCCAGCAAGGCACCTGCTTCTTACCCAGAACGTTAGTGTCTACACAGAGAATGATCACGGGGTTGTAGAGTACAATTCTCCATACGCTCATTATCAGTATGAGGGAAAGTTATACGTTGATCCGACAACAAAGAAAGGTGCATTTACAAATGGCGAAGGTCTTTACTGGTCTCGACCAGGAATCGCAAAGGTTCCCACTGGCAGAGGATTAAAATACAGTTCATTTCCGCATCCCAAAGCGACATCACATTGGGACAAGGCAATGATGGTGGAACGTAAAGACGCATTGGCGCGTGCATATGAAAATTATATAAAGTCAGGAGGATGAGATGGATAAGCATCATGCAATGGTCGAGTTCTTCCGACCAAAGATCGAAGAGCTTTCAACTGAGATGAATTTTAACTTCTCAGGAGAGACAGCGGATTCAGTTGCTTTTCTGACAGATTATGCAGATCAGATCAAGAAGCGCTACATTCGTTCCGGATCTGTGAAACAATATGGCTTCACGATTATCGTAACAAAGTCCTATAGTTCCTATGATGATGATGTGAACTTAGAGGCCATGACCTTTGCGCAAGGTCTGATGGACTGGGTAGAAGAGAAGAATCGCAAGAAAGAATATCCAGAGTTTCCGGAGAACTGTAGAGTACAGAAGATGGAAGTCTTGCAGAACATGCCGAATCTGGCCGGAGTAAATATGGAGCAATTAACAGCGCGGTACATGTTCCAGTGCCGCGTTACTTACTATGAAAGCGAGGTTAGAAGATGAAATTAGCAGAATTAATGAAAGATGTTACACCAAATCCAAAGTATACTGGAGATGTAACAGCGGATGATATGGTGCTGGCAATTGATTTGACACCGACAGGAGCAGTGGCAACAAAAGAATCTGAGTATGCAGTCGTACAGATGAATATTGCCGGACTGGATGCGTCTCTGAATCCAGTAACATCTGAAAAGACTTATATTCGTGCCGGTAAGTCTACTCAGAAGACAGGAACGCAGCGAACCTTTAAGGTTACTGGAGATCGCTATGTTGGTGATGAGGCACAGGATTATTGTCTGAGCAATGCGATCAAGTACGGCACCGGTCACAAGGTTGTGACCAACTATGTGTACTTTAACATTCTGACTGGTCTTGGCGAGAAGGGACAGGTTACCATTATTGTCAATAATGATGGTTCCGGAAACAGTGGCGATTCAGCAGGCATTGATATTGAGTTTCGTAAGATCGGAGATCAGCCAAAAGAATATACCTGGTCAGCAGGAGAGTAAGGAGTAGCTATGAAAATTTACGGGAAGGAAATTGATTTTAAGCATACACGCTTAGAAGATGCGAAGCGCTTTGAGAAGGCCGTCAGTAATATGGCCGCTGCCAATGAAAAATATAAGGCAACCGGACACACCATGTCCGAGTACATCCGATGGCAGATCGGCATGTACCGTAAATTTTTCATTGATGCGACTAAGACGGATGTGCTGAAAGGCTGCAAGGACGTTCAGGAGGCCGAGGCAGCGTATTATGAGTTCCTTGGGAAGATTCAGGCAGAACAGGCGCTGGCGGTAGTCAGGCGCAGCTGCATGGCAAAGAAATACGAGAATCTGGCAGAGGCGGTGAAAAAGCATGAACTGGCTCCTGGAACAGCTACCTGATAAGGTTTTAGTTAATGGTGTGGAATATCCTGTAAACTCGGACTTCCGCGCCATTATTTTAATTGATCAGATTATGCATGACAAAGAACTGAGTGATACAGATCGGATTTTGTCTGCATTAAACATCTTTTACATGGAGAAAGCCCCAGAACAGACCACACAGGCAATAGAAAAGCTTGTGTGGTTCTTTCGTTGTGGAAAAGAGCAAGACGAGCAGGAAAAGCGCAGAGGACATTTTCAGAGACGTACCAGAGCAATTGACTATGGTGTAGACAGTCTGCTGATATGGTCGGCTTTTCTTCAAGAATACCAGATCGATCTAACTCAGCCGTTGCGGATGCACTGGTGGAAGTTTTGTGCTTTGTTAGAAAATATTTCAGATACTTGTAAACTCAGTAAAGTAATGATGTACAGAACGGTCGATACATCTGGTATGTCCAAACAGCAGAAATCTTTTTATGCGAAGATGCGTAAGAAATACGAGCTAAAAGGCGAGGACACAGAAAGCACGATGAAACTGTCAGAACGTAATCGCCGCATGAAAGACTATGTGAAGCAGCGTATGAAGGAGGTGAGTGGCCGTGGCTGATGGAAAGGTAAAGATTGAAACCAGTGTCGATCAAAAAGGCATTGAGACAGGTCTTCAGGAAGCAGAAAAGAAGATTCAAGATTTTGGAAAAGCAGCGCAGACAGAAGCACAGCAAGTAGACAAGAGTTTGTCATCTATGGGACAGAATGTTGGAAGTGATCTTCAGACAGGAATGGATCAAGCACAGGATGTCATGGAGCAAGGCGCGGATCAGATCACGGACGCAGTAGCCGATGTGGATCAATCCTTGGAAGGAATGGGAGATGGTGTCAGTCAGTCTCCTCTTGCGGAAGATATGCAAGGTGTATCTGAGTCTGTTGATGCAAGTGCTGAAGAGATTGTGGATTCGATTCAAGATGTTGAAGAGGCAGCTGATCAGGTAGGCGAGAATGCAGATACATCGGGCTTGAGTCAGAGTTTTCGAGATGCTGAAAACGAGATTGACTCAAGTTGCACTGGCATCGATGCTGCAGTCAGTAAGGCTACACAGGTGATCGCAGGTTTTGTAAGTGCAGCTGCAATCACGGCAGCAGTGAAGCAAGCAACACAATATGTTGTCCAAGTTGGAAGCGCTTTTGAAGCATCAATGTCTGAAGTGCAGGCAATTTCTGGCGCTACTGGAGCAGAACTAGAGAAGATGTCAGCAAAAGCAAAGCAGCTTGGTAGCACTAGCCGTTTTAGCGCCACTGAAGTTTCGCAGGCATTCAAATATATGAGTCTCGCTGGCTGGGATGTATCGCAGTCCATTAGTGCAGTTGATGGTGTTATTCAGCTTGCTGCTGCATCTGGTATGGATTTGGCTGCTGCATCTGATATGGTTACAGATTATTTGAGTGCGTTCGGTATGGAAGCAGATCAGGCCACATATATGGCAGATATGCTGGCATATGCTCAGGCACATTCAAATACCACAGCTGAGATGCTGGGAGAGGCATACAAAAATTGTGCCGCTAATCTTAATGCGAGTGGACAGGACATTGAGACAACAACGGCGCTACTCGAAGGTATGGCCAACCAGGGTAAGAAGGGATCAGAAGCCGGTACTCAGCTGGCTGCGATTATGCGAGATCTTACAGCCAAGATGGATGAGGGTGCGATCCAGATCGGAGAGACCAGCGTGGCTGTTATGGATGCGCAGGGTAACTTTAGAGATCTTACTGATATCATCACAGATGTTGATGCAGCAACAGAAGGCATGGGCGATGCTCAGAAGGCAGCCGCTCTGGCATCAACGTTTACTTCTGATTCCATCACTGGTCTAAACTTAATTCTTAATGAGGGAATCGACAAGATTGCCGGATACGAGACAGAGCTGCGTAACTCCAGTGGCGCCGCTTCTGACATGGCTGACACAATGCAAAATAACCTGCAAGGTAAGATCACGGCCGCAGGATCCGCTCTGGAAGGACTTGGAATTGCTGCGTATGACTATATTTCTGGTCCGGCGGGTAAAGTGGTCGATACTGTGACAAGTATGCTTAAAGGGATGACAGATCTGATTTCACCCGCGAAATCTGAAATGGAACAGTATATTGATGATATCAATGTTGCTCTGGATACGGTTGATGCGTCTTTGGAAACAGCAGAGAAAACGATGAACGCCGCAGCTGTGGATACTGGCAAGCTTGAAAGTTATAAAAAGACACTTTTGGACTTGAATGGGGTTGAAAATAAAAATGAGTATCAAAAATATCAGTTGAAACGTATCGTTGATGAACTATCGGATACGATTCCTGAGTTAGCCGCTGCATATGATGAAGAAACCGGAAGCATTAGTTTAACAAATCAAGAGATTGAGAAGTTACTTGATAACCAAAAAGCACAGGTTATGCAAGCATCAGCGCAAGAAGCATTAGAAAAGGTATATCAAGCACAATTTGATGCAACGTTAGCGTTGACGCAGGCACAGGATGGATTGACAGAAGCACAGAAGCGTTGGAATGAACGTGTTGACGAAGCTCTTGGTCCAAATCATCAGGTGGTTGAGTCTTTGCAAGATTATTATGATATTACAGGTAATACTGATGATGAGCTAGAAGATTTGGCATTAAGTATAGAATCTTTGAGTGCAGAGGTTGATCGTGCTCAGGAAGCTCAAGATAAGGCAAACGAAACCGCAGAAGAGTATGAAAAGACGGTTGATCGGGTTAAGGAAAGCTTAATTGGAGAAACGGATGCCCAGAAAGAAGAGAAGGATGCAGTAGAAGACGGTACAGATGCAAAAAAAGGTGCAATTACAGTCAATCAAGATCTTCTCACCTCAGAAATTGAATATGCTGGTCAGACTTATAAAACAACCGGAGAGATAGCAGAGAAGTTTCAGACCTTGCAAGAAGCATATAAAAGTGCGTATGAAAGCGCTCAAGGCTCTATTATGGGACAGCTAAGTTTATATAGCGAATGGTCTGCTGGAGCAGAGATTACGGCTGCCAAAGCACTTGAAAACTTTGCATCTTGCGTTAACGGAATGACCAATTATGCCGCAAATCTTGATGCATTGACACAAGGAGTAACAGATGTATCAACAAATTCGGTAGTTGCACTTGATACAGGATTTGTTCAATATTTGCGTGATTTAGGCCCTCAGTCAGCTTCTCTTGTGGCAGCGATTGCCCAGGAGATTAACGCAGGGAATGTTCAATATATTCAAGATCTGAATGACAATTGGGACAAGTACTACAATGTGTCCGTGGAGATTGCAGAGGAGAATGCAGAAGCTGAAACGGGTTTTAAAGAGTTTGCTGGAGATCTTATAAGCACCGCTCAGCAAACCGCTCAGGACGCAACTCAGGCTACAGCCGATGGAATTGATTCCAAACGTCCGCAGGTAGATGAATCTCTCCAATCAATTGCCTATGATTTTATGGAAAAGCTTACGATACCGGATGAAACAACAAAAATTGGTTCCGATAACATTGCTGGTTACATTACTGGTGCTGAGTCAAAGCAACCAGAAGTGTCAACAACTGCAATTTCACTCGCAGGTGCAACAGAGGACGGCTTGACTGATACAGACGCAACAACACAGATTGGCTCTGGCAATATTGTTGGTTACATTACTGGAGCAGAGGCGCAGAAAGAGAATGCCGAGAATGCTGCAGTTGACATTTCAAATGCAACCGATGATGGTCTAGGATCTGCAGATACTGCCAAAACAGCAGGAAAATTGATGGCATCACTTCTTGGTGTGTTAGTTGCTGGAACAACATTGGCATGGATTGATGGTGTTGCAGTTAGTAATGCGATGAATCTGGGACTAGGTTCTGCTGATACAGCAGGAACAGCATCAAAGCTTTCAGACAAGTATGTCAGAAGGACTCGTGAATATCGGGGAGAGGCAGAGAGCGCTGGAAGATATCTGTCAGAGGGCTTTGCGGCAGGCATATATGCTGGACAGGGCAGTGTAGCAGCAGCTGCTGCTAGCTCAGCACGAGCGGCTCTTGCCGCATTCCGCGCAACCGCTCAGATTCATTCACCATCCGCAGCAGCAAAAGCCGATGCACTTTACGTTCCGGAAGGATGGGCAGGCGGTATTGAGGAGGGGAAAGAACAGGTTGAGGAAGCTGCAGCCGATACAGCAGATGCAACATTGGATGGCTTTAAAGATGTGCTTCTGCCCGATCTTGATCTAGGCTGGGCAGTCGATCAGATCCATCAGGCATCTTATACCATGGATGCAGAACTGGCACAGAGAGCCACGGAGTCTACCATGGAGACTGTTGCGCGATCAGCTCCAGAGTCGCAGGAGACGGGCTCATCAGACTTTGATTATGATCGGTTGGGAGAAGTTGTAGCATCTGCGATAGATGGGATGGATGTGCGCTTGGATGGCAAGAAAGTCGGCAAAGTGATGACAAGTCGTATCAATGCCGGATTACAAGAGTATGCACAGATGAATCAGAGAGGGGTGATGTGATGGAAGGATTGATGATCAATAGTGTAGATCTTCTGGAAGACTATGGATACGACATCGAAACCATCATTATCCGAACCGCTCCGACACCAAAGACAAAATATATCGACATCACCGGCATGGATGGCAGTTTGGATTATACAGAGCAGGACGGCATTATCCGATATAAGTCAGGAACCATGCAGGTTAAATTGTCAAAGCAAGCCGACATGCCAGAACATTATCAAAAGACAATGTGCATTAAGCAGCTTTGCCATGGAAAGAAGTGCCAAGTCGTTTTCCCATATGATCTGGACTTCTATTT